TGGTCTGCTAAGACTACGCTTGCTTTAGGTAACAACGTGTTTAGAGTTTACGTAAATAGCGCAAACACTAACTACGACGCTAGTGCGACGTGTGGAGCGTGTAGCCCAGCAAGCACGAAGCAGGTTAGTTTTAGAACGCTTCCATAATCTTAGTCGAACAGTGAAAGGACACTGACTTGGGATCGCTGCGCGAGGGGATGAGAAAACCCGCCTCCCAGTAACTAGAACCAGCGGCTAGTGCGCCGACGACTAACAAATTACCAAGGCACACTCCTTGTTGGCCTGTTAACCAGTGTGGACCGAGCTGGGGTAGAATCGGTCACCTTTTCCTATGCTTGCAAAAGCACAAAGACACTACAACACTAAGGGTGTGGGCTTAAAGATTGAAATCACGCAAGAAATGGCTACGCGGATCTGGAATGAGATCATGCTAGAAGATCCAATTCTAGACGGCATACCTATTGGATGGCCTGAGGTTACGATCGTTTTCCATCCGCACAAGAAGTCATTTTGTCAGGCGATCAAAGAAGGAAAGCTCTACACCGTAAGCTCCAGCAAGGCCCGTGAGATCATAGAGCGCGCTAAAGAGATCCGCTGCATGATTAGCGAACCAGCGCAGGACTCTCGGTTCTGTCTTTGGGTGCTAAGCTCAAAAGACAATCTGATTGCGTTTGAGGTAGCTCCAGCTCTGTTTGAGAAATTCATCAAGGCGTCGCTTCACCGTCACAGGTTGCTTGAGTTCTACACTGAGCCTCGTGGATCTATTGACCCAATCCACTAGACAGGATCTGTGTAAGCGGTCAGAATCTTAGTGAATGACCATATTTAACGAAAACGACACAAGGTTTCTGCTGGCTCATATGCCAATGCCTCCATCCATCAATCAACAGCTCATGCCAGCTTGGGCACAAAGGCGCTTTATTAAGACCAAGGAAGCACGCGAGTTTGACTCCCAGTTTGAGGCTTGGATGTGGGAGAATAAGTCAGAGCTTAAATACGCATCGGCATCGGTTCGAGATCTTGCATCAAAGGGAAATATCTTAGCGCTAGACCTAAACTTCTACTTTCCAGAGGATCAGCTCTTCACAAAGAAGGACACGATAAAACAGCTCGATCTAAATAACCGCATGAAGTCTGCGATTGACGCTGTTTCGAAAGCTATAGGCGTAGATGACTCGATCTTCTTTTCTCACTTAGCGCAGAAGATGGTTTCACAAGACAAGCTGAGCCACTTTTCCGCAAGCATCTACAAGCTAAGCCCAGAGCGATTTCTGATCACTAGAACCATTAAAGCAAACTAGAGGACGAGCCATGAAAATTATGAAACAGATTTCCGTGCAGTTTAAGAACAACAGCCTACAGATCGAGTGCAGGATCAACAATCAATGGCTAGGCGTTTACACTAACCTAGTAGACGCAGCGAAGCACGTTGCAGAAGTTTTAAAGCTTGACGCTCCAAACGAGTACAGCACGTCCGATCAGATGCTTGATGATCTGATCCAAGCGCAGATGAGCAAAGGACAAGGGAAGCAGAAATAATGCCCAAGACCAAAATGGGTAGGCCAAAAGCCGAAGTGGATGAGAATCTTTTTTCCCGTGTGATTCAATGCCCGATGTCTAAAGACTGGGTGATCCATGCCATGGGTGTGTCTAGATCTACACTAGAGAGGTGGATCAAGAAAAAGTACGGTCTAACTTTTGACGAGATCCAGAAACAAAAAATGGCTCTAACCAAGGCAAAGATCATCTACAAACAGATTGAAGTAGCCTTGCAAGGTAACCCGGCGCTTTTGATTTGGACCGGGAAAGTCCTCTGTGGTCAGAAGGAAGACAAGGTAGTGGCACCTCCACAAGATGCTCCAGTGCTTCGGTTATCATACGATCGCAACGACATCAAAGAGGCGCTAAGGAACGAGCTTAAGAAGGGGGGGCTAAATCATGAAGAAGAAACCAAAGAAGCCAAAGGGCAAGAAGTAAGGAATGGGGGAGAGCTTGCAGGAACTAACGGGGCGATCCACTCCTAGCGTCTTCGAGTTCTCCCCTACCATTGTTCCCTTCCACGCGAGGGCCATCAACGCGCTCGACTCTTACGACTTTAACGAAGGATATCCCGAGATCCTGCTCTCTGGTTCCATCGGCTCGGGTAAGTCACTACTAGCCGCACACCTTGGAGTGAGACACTGCCTACAGTACCCGGGCGCTACTGTGGCAATCTGCAGGCGAGCGCTCCCAGACATCAAGGCCACGATCTACAAGACCATTGTCGAGCACCTTGAGTGCGAGCAGCTAAAAGAGGGACGGGACTTTAAGCTACGCACCGTCAACGCTGAGGTAGAGTTCTCAAATGGATCACTGATCAAGCCCCTATTCTGGGCTGACAAGAAATGGGCGCGCATCAGATCGGTAGCTCTAAGCGCCGCCATCTTCGAAGAGATCACAGAGAACGATGAGGCAGACAAGCCAGCGTTTGAAGAGATCAAGGGCCGGATCGGTAGAAAGCTGCACGTACCAGAGAAGTTTCTAATAGCTGCGACAAACCCAGATGAGCCGACACACTGGGTAGCTAAGTACTTTATTAGCGATCCGAGATCATCCCGCTTCGTTTTTTACTCGAACAGCTTAGAAAACCCATTCCTGCCAAAAAGCTACATTAGACAGCTCAAGGCAGATATGAACCCAAAGCTTGCTGAGCGTCTGATCTACGGGCAATGGGTCAGCATACAAGGCGAGCGTCTTTACTACGGGTACAGCTCAGAGGCTAACTACAGGCCGCACGAGCTAAACTGGAAGAGCGTAGCGGGAGAGGTGTCTTTATGCTTCGACTTTAACATTGCAGGCGGTAAGCCCATGTCATCTTGTGCGATGCTTTCTGATCGCCACGGCGACCACCACGTTTTCAAGGCTATTGGCATTGAGAGCATGAAGACAGGACAGGTGCTTGAGCATTGGGACGAATGGGGACTGTTCAAGGGCCTAGAGCAAAGCAACCGCGGGATCACGATCTGCGGTGATGCAGCGGGAGCTAACCGCGACACCCGAGGGCTGTATTCTGACTGGGACATCATTTTCAAATGGTTAGCGCAGCACTACCCGAGGATCCCAGTATCTAAGCGAGTGCCACAATCTAACCCGCCGGTGAGGGTCAGGCAGAACATCGTTAACAGCCTGTGCGTGGACGGAAATGGGCGCCATAGACTTTACGTCTACAAAGATGCAAAATTGCTCGATGAGGGATTGCTTGGGACGAAAGCAAAGAAGGGGTCTACCTACGATGAGGATGATTCTTTTCACGCTCAACACGTCGTCAGCGCTTTAGGATACGGGCTTGTGGCTGTTACCCAGAAGAGCGCACCAATCACAGCGGGGAGATATTAATGCTTTCACTTCAAGACATCACAGAGAGGCTTCGAGGACAGCTAGACGATCCTTACAATCAAGAGCGCAAGCGCAGATACACAAGACAGCTCGACGTATTCCTTGGAGCAATCGAGCCATACGTACGCCAAGAGCTGCGTCAGTTCTACACGCAGAACGAGGACTTTGTTGTCGTAAGCTTTGCAAACGTAGCTAAGAAAGCGGTTCAGCAATTAGCCCGGCTCTATTCGAGGCCTCCTACTCGGCGCTTTGTAAACTGCTCAGAGACGCAAGCAAAAGAGCTTGAGAGCCTGTACGCCAAGATGAAGGTCGATCAGGCCATGCAGAAGGCGAACCAACTCTTTAAGCTATCGAACCAGTCTCACGTTCAAGTGACTCCGACTGTGCTCGAGAACGGGATGAGGTCGCTCTATATCCGAACACTTCCGAACCAGCTGCTCGATGTGGTCTCGTCGCATGTGAACACCGAGGTGGCTGGTGCTTATGGCATCGGCGCTGATACTGTTCGAGTCTTCCAGATTAACCCGTATGGCGAAGACGAAGTCATCAACGTGGCATCTGATGAAGTGATCCAAAGCGTATGGAGCCCGGACTACAACTTTGTCTACAACGTAACCCGTAACGAGATCCTGAGCCGGGATGTAGAAAACCCGTTCAAGATGATCCCGATCGTTGAGATCTCAGGCGAGAAGTATGGCTCATACTGGAAGGTCGCAAGTGAGTCGTTTGCAGACTTCACCGTGCAGTTCAACACGAGCCTATCGGATGCAGGCCAAGCAAAGCGTTTCCAAGGTATGCCGATTGGATGGGTCAAGGGCGATGCTGACCAGCTAAAAGGTGAGTTCTCGTTCGGTCCCAATAAGCTCATCAAGCTTCCAAAGGCAATGGACGGGACTCAAGCAGAGATCGGCTTCACAAACCCAAATGTGAACTTAGACGCTCTCGTGGGATTCGATTCTGCTCTGCTTTCCTTGTTCCTTACCTGCGCCAACATTGACCCAACGATGATCAACGCTAAGGGGAACGCGGTTAAGTATACCTCTGGATATGACCGCTTTTTAGCAATGCTCGAAGCTTTCCGGCCAAGCGAAGAGGACGAGTCTCTGTTCAAGAACGCGGAGAGCCGATTGGTTAAAGTCGTCGCTCGTGAGCTTTCGGTCTATGGCGGTGTAGAGGGCTTTGATCTTCAGAACGTAGGGCAGATCCCTGATGACGTTGATGTCGAGATCGACTTCGTACGTCCCGAGCAGATCATGAGCAAACAAGAGGAGCTTGAAACAATCGAGCGCGAGCTTTCTTTGGGGCTTATTACAAGAGTTGAAGCAGTGTCAAAATATCGACGGGTCAGCATGGAAGCTGCTCAGGAGTTTATTGATGGCCAGAATCAAGGGGCTTAAACTCGATTCGTCTAACTACTCGGTCAAGCAAGAGATCGACCTTGAGGATCTTACGGGATTAGATTTAAGCGACGAGGACGCGCTTAAGAACGAGATAGGCCAAGCAATCATTGACCGGATCATTGCTCGAACAGAAGCTGGGGAAAGCGCTTATGGCGGTTCCTTGGGCAAGTATTCCAAAAGCTATGAGGACTCTCTTGATTTCAAGGCATTTGGTAAATCTAACCCAGTGGATCTAAAGCTTACGGGCGACATGCTTGGGGCAATTGACATACTAGAGGACCGGGGCTCTAAGCTTACGATCGGGCTCGTAGGAGATCTCCAGAACGCTAAGGCATATGGGCACCAAACAGGCATGAAGGGGAACCCAGAGCTTGAGGGGAAGGTTAGACCGCGCCCATGGTTCGGAGTCGGATACGACGATATCCGAAATGAGATCCTGCCACAGTTTCAAGACGAGCTAAGGCGGGTCAGACGAGGACAAGAGCAAAGCCAGCGAGCAGCAGATCTAGCAGCAGCAGAGCAGGCCCTTCGAGACTTTATCTTGCAGCAAAATCTGGTGGACGATAATGGCGAAGGTTAAAGGCACTCTCGAAGCACAAGCTAGAGCTACCGCAATCTTGAATGCAGCAATCAAGGACCCTGCATTGCTCAATGAGATCGGCGAGGCAGTTGTTCGAGATATAAAGGGCCAGACTAGAACCGGCAAATCTCTACCAACCGAGGATAGATTCAAACCTCTCACGGACGGATGGATTGAAAGACGCAGAGAGATCAAAGCGGCGGGTGGAACATCCAATGTGTTTTCTCCCGGGCGCTCTAATCTTACGGTAACGGGCCAGCTTATCGATTCGGTAAAGCATTTTTTAAACCGTGGCACGGTACAGATCGAGGCGTCTGGACCTCGAAGTCCGTACCAGTACAAGACAAAAGACGGTGAAGTTAAAACCATTCCAACGGATTTGGATAACGCAACTTTAAGCAAGTATGTATCGGTAGATCGACCATTCATCGGTCTCCGAGCAGAGATGCGCGAAAGAGTCGTAAGGATTGCACGGGCGTTTTTGCGTCGTGCTTTGAGGGCTCGAAGGTAGTGCATTTGACAATAAACCAAAAGGGGACGAATAATGAGTACAGATCTAAAGGGCAGTGCCCAAGTTGATACAGCTAACGCCGGTGGCGAAGCTAATGAACAGTCAAATGATAGCAAGGATGTCGTCTCGTACGACACCTACAAGCGGACTCTAGCGGAAGCTAAAGCCGCCAAAGAAAAGGCTAGGGCCTTGGCCGCTGAGCGAGCCGGGCTAGAGGAAAGACTGCAAAAGCTACTTGCGTTAGAGCAGCGAGAGAACGAGCAAAAGGGTAACTATGAGGCAAACCTCAAAGCGATCCAAGCTGAGCGTGACGCTGCAAAAGCTCTAGCGCAGAAGTCGCAGGCTTCCATTCTCAACTACGTCAAATCTGATGCTATCAAAAAGGTCGCTCTAGCGCACAACGTGCGACAAGACGCGCTCTCTGATGTTCTAAAGATCGGCGACTGGTCTGGCGTAGACGTGATTGATGCTGACACTGGCCTACAAGCAGATGAGGCAGCGATCACCGAAGCGATTACAAAGATGGCTAAAGAAAAGCCTTACTTGTTCGCAAAGCCTGCTGGTTCAACAAAAGACGTGATTTTAGGCGGGAGCGCTCCGGCGACGAAGAGCCTCTCAAACATGAAACCGGAAGATTTAGAAAATCAATTCCGGCAACAATTCCGCAAGTGATCTAGCCGTTTTCCCCTTGGGTTGCGGCTGGGACGAGCGGCTAGTAACTCAAGGGGGATAACATGGCAGATGTAATTACTGGGAATACCCAGATAGGCCCAACCAAGCAGGATTTGGTAGCGGCCATTGTACAACGTGAATTAGCATTCCAAGCGAAACTCGTCCCGACGATTTCTGATTGGTCTGCTCTTGCTGTAAAAGGCGCAAAAAGCTTAAACATTCCACGCGCTGGTGGCTTCACAGTCGTCAACCGCGCTTCTGGTGCTGCAGGAGATGCAAGCACTGTAGCCTTCGGAACTGATCCAATTAACTTGGACCTAAACTTGTACGTTTCGTGGATCATCGACAGCTATGACGAATATCAAGCTTCTCCTGACGTGCAGCTTGCATACATTCGCCGTGCAGCTTCTGCTCACGCTCGAAAAGTAGACAGCGAGATCATCGCAGTTCTTGAAGACGTTTTCTTCAACACTGCAGGAACTGGCGCTATGACTTACGCAAAGATCGTAGCAGCTCGCCGCGCTCTCTTGGAAAAGAACGCACAGATGGATCAAACAGTACTTGTCGGTTCTGCTGAGTTCGAGTCGAACTTGATTCAGTTGACCGAGTTTAAAGATGCGTCTGTATACGGTATGCCAACGATCCCAAACATGCAGCCAGTAGGCCGCATTCACGGGATTCCATTCTTAGTACATAACGGCATCACTGGAAACATTGCCTACATGTACGACAAGGACGGCGTCGGTATCGCTTTCCAACAAGGCGCAAACATGAGCGAGCAAGGAGCCAACGAATACGGCTCTAAAGCTGTTCGCGTAGCTATGGACCAAGTCCTTGGCATCGGCGGATTGCAAATCGCTCAAGCAGGCGCCGCAGCTGGCAAGTCGGCTCTCGTTTACAAAATTGTAAACACTTAGTCTTTAAGTTGAGGACGGATCATGGCTGAGGCTTACCACAACGACCCTGGAACTGTACCGCATAGCGTGACGGCATCCACTCGTGGTGGTCTGACCTTGGCCATGGTTCGCGTCAACGCTGATCTAAAAGGCCGCGCTCTTTTTCAAGACATCTCTTATGTAACGGAGGGGACGAAAAGCTATTGGGTAGCTTGGTACTATCGAACGGTAAACTTTAACGAGCAGACAGAAAATGGCTCTACCGAGTAGTTTAACCGATAGGCAGTTTCAGTCGTTTAGACAAGATCTAAGGGGACAGCCTGCTAGGAGAGTGGTCAACGTTAATGACTACTACCCAATGCTCGCTCTTTATCTCGATAAGCTACACGGGAGCGGCTCTTGGACGAATAAGGAAGTTCGATTCTACGATCTAACAGCTGGGCACTTCTATGATGTTTTAGTGTCTGGTTCTTCTGTTCGAGTGATTTCTGTCAAGCAAACAGCCGAGGGATGGATCATCAATCCAAACGACTCTTTGCCTGTAGGAGATGACTTTCTAGTTCAGGAAAATTCCGATCCTTTGCTTCAAGAGGACGGGTCTGGCATCTTAGTTTAGGGGGAATCTGTGGCAAATAAAAAGATCTCAGAATTAACGGCCATAACAGGCGCTGCAACAGCCGCAGACGACGTTCTACCTATTGTAGATACGTCAGCCACAGAAACTAAAAAGATCACACGCGCTGAGCTTGCAATAGCTTTGGGTGTGCCATCTGCAGGAATCACAGCTTTAACTGGTGATGTAACAGCATCTGGATCTGGATCAGTAGCTGCTACGCTTTCAAACACGGCAGTTACTGCTGGATCATACACGAGAGCCAACATCACGGTTGATGCAAAGGGAAGAATAACAGCAGCCTCAAACGGATCAACTAGCGGACTTCCTTATGTAGGATTGACTGGCGATGAAAGCGTAAGCGGGGCTAAATCATTTTTAACTCAGCTAATTGCTGGATCTAATCCAAATGGAAGACCAGACAAACTCGTTGTCAGTTCTGATTCTGTGAATGTTTTTGTAACGGAGACAGAGTTAGCTCGTAGTTTTTGGTCTGCTTGGAACAATAGCGCTTCGGGTGGTGGCTCTCTTTATGGCCAGTTTGGTTTTTATGCAACTGACTTTTTTGGAACAGGGGAACAAGCTGAAATAATCGCTAACGGCTCAGCTTCTGGGTATAAGTTTAGATTTGGTTCTGGTGGAGAACATAACGAAAACGGAACCACTTATTTTAACGAGCTTGGGCAATTAGTTTTTGGAGACCCAGACAGACCAACAACAATACCAAGCGCATTGCAAGCTGCTATCACGGTTGGTTCTGGATTAACGGACAGTGGTCTTTGTGATTATTACGCTGTTGATTCTGTCACAAAAATGAATCTCGTAAACTTTTACGACTCCGCTGGATCGGGTGTCGGGCAAATTTTTGCCTTAGATGCAACAGACGGGACGTACAAAGAAGGCATTATTTACGAAGCTGCTGGAGCAAGGTCGCATCAATTTTGGACAAACGGAGAAGAAGCCGCTCAGATTGCTTTAGGCACATTAACACTTAGAAAGTCTGGAGGCTCTTCGATTTTTGGCGTTACAGAAGATGATATTTTTTTAAACGGCCAAGACAGCGCGACCGTTTTAGGGACTCTGGCTGCGGGTTCAATTAATCTTACAACTTGGGGTGCTAATTTTACAAATGCGGGGTTGTTAATAAAAATATCAGCAAATGGAAACACCTACGTGGTTCCGGCTTGGCAATACACTTAAGGGGAAAATATGAACGAAACAGAATTAAGAGCGAGTTTAGCACAAGTACAAGGGGCGATTTCTCAGGTTGAGGAGCTTCTTAAAGTCGTAAGTGAATCGCAAAACAACGCAAAGATAGCTGCCGCAAGATTAGACCAGCTTTTAAAGCTACCGCAACAAGGTGGATCGATTCGCGGGACGATTGTTGCACAACGCAAGGCTGAGGTCATTGCACAGGTTGAAAGGTTTTCGACTGTGGCCAACTCCTCCCTTTCGATGGCTCCGCAACTTAGCCAAGGTCTTGACGCTCTTGTAGTGGCATTTACAGCAGCAGGGGAAGAATAATGGATCAAAAAGAGCCGCATTTTTTAGTGTCAAAAACGCTACTTCTTAAGCTTTTAAACGCTTTAAATGATAGCGGCCTAAAGGGCGCTGTAGCTCTGGCGTTTGAACTAAACGACTGCAAGGTAGCCGAAGAAAAGAAAGAGGAGTAAAGCATGATCCCGGTCCTTACATTTGACGCTAGAATTAGACAGCTTGAAATGGTGAGGATTAGTGCGTCTGCTTCGGTCATTCCTCCGATTTTGCCGTCTCCTGTAGGGACTAATGATGTCGACAGCGTAAAGATCCAAGTGGAGACAGCAGGGCCAGAGTTTCAGGTATGGGCTGCAGGCAATCCAAAGTCTGATTGGTTCATCGATACGGCCTACGCATCTTTGGGCGACAAGATCGTGACCCTGACAATCGAAGACGTAGCTGGTAACGTAGCGACGGCTACCGGCACGATATCTGTGCTAGACGCGGAAGAAGATATCTTCTTTTCGACTGACGAAAAGCTTGAGCAGCTAGAGCCTGAGATCTCGCAGTACTTGCCAGAGGATAGGAATAACTACAACTACGTGCACCGCTCGGTGACTACATTGATTGTAAACTGGCTCATGCTTTCAGGTAAGGCAAAGAGCCAAGGCGTCTATTTCGAGGCTAAAGACATTCTATTAGTCCACGAAGTCGCTGAGCTTGCTCGTTTCTGGGCGCTAGAGCTGATCTATGGGTCTGTCTCTAATAAGTTCGACGATCACTTTTACGCTAAGTCTAAGCACTACACGAAGCTTCGCATGGAGCAACAGACGATCGTTAGCCTGAAGCTAAACCAGAGCGTTACGGCTGGAGAGACACAAGACCGCTTTGTAGACAACGCGTCGGTGACGATGGTGCGGGGAAGGGGCAATGTCTTTACTAGCCGTTAAAACCTACTTTGAGAACGTAGGAAAAGCGCAAGGGCTTGTCCAGCTCACTGATCCATTTGGTGAGGACGAGATCGCTGCGACTAAGGCGGCGAAAAGCTTTCATATTTTTATTGATCAAACGACTGGCACTCGTAGGCAGAACCAAGCCTATGACTTAGACAGCCGTGTGATTTTCACGATCTACCAGCGATCAGAGCGAGATGTAAACGCGGGACTAAACAACACGATCAATCGGGTAGAGTCCTTGCTGATTGCTTGCATGAACGAATTTTCTGAGAACGGCGTGACGGTTGTTACGTTTGACTCAGTAGATTATCGGGCTTTGAGTCAAACGAAGAACGATAACTTGATTAAGGCGAGGCTAGTATTCAACGTCCGGCACATACTGTGCCTGGAGTAAACATAGGGGGATATCATGGGTTGCACAGTAACACCGTACACACTAGGAGTTAGAAACGTATTATTTGGAACGGCAAAGCCGCAGAAATCTTGCATCCTAACGGTTGCAGACGTTGCAGCAAGCCTGAACGATAAATACTTCATCATTCATCAGGCAAACGTAGCCAAGACTAAGCACTACTTTTGGTTCAACGTAGCAGCAGGCGGAACAGATCCAGCTGTGCCAAACGCAACCGGTCATGAGATCGCTATCGCATCAGGAGCAACAGCTGGAGCAGTAGCAACAGCCGCAAACTCTGTAATCAACGCTCTGGCCTGGGTTAACTCTGTCATTTCTTCGACAGATGCCACGCACATCGAAGTCACTCTCGTCGACAACGGTGAGACGTGGTGGGCACGTGACGCTTGGCAGACGGCTGATCAAACCGGTTTCTCTTTTGTAAACGTACAAAAGGGCCGAGTTCAAAAAGATCTAGGCGTTACAAACGGAGACACGACTCTCTCTGTAGAGCTTGATGAGATCACGATCACAGGCCCACAGACTGGCGCATACCCTCTCGCTTCGATTCGCCGCGGTCAAACTGCGAGCGCATCGTTTCAGCTTAAGGATACTAGCCAAGAGTCTACCCTTCGCATTGTCGAGATGGATGGATTCGCTCTTGTCACCGATGACTCGGACTCCAAGCTTATTGCTGGATACGGTCAACGCCAGCTGTTCACAAGCTCTGACGATGTGGCTGATACGCTCACATTTGCAGATCCAAACGGCGACAAGACAAAAGATATCTCTTTGGTAAAAGCAAAGCTTAATCTTGGAGAGCTTACCTTCTCAGCTGAGAGCGAGTTTGTGCTGCCAGTTTCGGCACAAGGTTACTTGGATCAGTCTTTGAACAAGAACTTCAACTTCTTGTACTTCGGCGATCTTAGTAAGTTAAAAACTGTTTAATCATTAATCTGGGGGGGGGTGGCACTCGTCCTGTCACTCCCGCACCATAGGAGGACGACTTATGGATTTAGTATTGCAGAAATCATCGAAGGTTAACGTGAAGCTAGATGGAGTGGACTACCCGCTTCGGTCTCTAAAGCTAAGGGAACAGCGCGAGTTTATCCGCAAGGTCCAAGACGCTAAGGATGACATGGATGTGACCATCGGGCTTTATATCGATCTTTTTAAGGCGCTTGGATTGCCTGAAGAAGTTATCGATGAAATGGACGCAGAGTTTGTGGCAAAGCTTGCCGCTGCGATTATGAACCCAAAAAAAAACTCCGATTAACGGGGGAAGATCTGAGGGCTGCTAGCCTTTGCAGGTTCTACGGGTTTGGGTGGGAAGAAGTGCTCGGGATGGGGATGGATGACATAGAGATTCTATGGAGGGCGTCCCGAGTTCTTTCTTACCAAGAGTTTGAAGAGAAGGGGCTTCTTGCGCTTTGGTCTAAGGTTCCAGATCGAGACAGGTCTAGGATCATGGCAAAGATGAGTGCAGCAGCAAAGAAGGCAGAGGGTGTGCCAGCTGGCAAGGTGTTGACGGACGAGCAGTTAAAGGCAGAGCTTGGGGGGCTGATCGGTGGCAGATAATCCAAAACTAGAGATTGAGATCGTCCTAGCCGATGGCACTGTTCAAAAGGCTTTTGGAAAGATCGTCGCAGATGCTGGTGACGCTGGAAAAAAGATAGAAAAAAACCTTTCTGTGGGGTTTGGAGACGCGCTAGCACAGCAAAGCGCTATTGCGCTTGGACCTCTCTCTAGGTTTGTTAGTTTATCAGGTACTGCTGCTATAGCTCTTGGTGCGATTGCTGCGGCTGCAGCAGCGGCTGGAGGTGCCATTTCTTTGGCATTTCAAGGCGAAAAGCTAGTTAAGATACAGCAGCAGTTTGAAAACATAGCAACCAGCTTTGGAATTGCTGGGCAACAGCTAGCGGATAGCCTCAAGGCTGCTCTTAATTCATCAATAGATCAAGAAGACGCTCTAAAAGCTGTAACTAACTCAATCATTGCTTTAAATGGTAACGCTTCAAGAACGGCCGAGTTGTTTAAAATAGCTCAGCAAGCTGCAAATCAGTTCGGCGGCGACGCAATTGATACATACAGCAATCTGGTTCGAGCAATCACTACGGGCAACACAAAGACGCTACAACTTATCGGCTTACAAGTAGACTTACAAAAAGCGCAAAAGGATTACGCTGCAAGCATTGGGGCCACCAATCGTGGGCTTACCGAAAACGAAAAGATCCAAGCAAATTTAAACGCAATTCTCGGAGTCGCAGAAAATCGCTACAGGGGGATAACGTCTGAAGCCAAGGGACTTTCTGGCGCATTGGCATCCCTAAAAAATGCTTTAGGAGACTCATTTGAGGAGCTTGCCCTAGCTGTAAATAGATCAATAGGACCCACAATAGAAAGCGCAATCAAATCCATCACTGCATTGGTAAGGTCTTTTTCTGGAACTGGTGGAGACAGTTTATCTGCTAGAATAAAAGAAACATCTGATCGACTTTTAGAGCTTCAAAACATACAAGCGAAAGGATTTGATCCAGCTGCATCGTCTGCTCAGCTTGCTCAGTTTGGTAACCTATCTAACGAAATTAGAAAAACTAAAGCCGAGCTTGAAGCGTTACTTAACTTAGAAAAACAAAGAGGCTCAGACGCATTCAGACAGGTTTTGAGCGCTAATGTATCTGAGGGTCTAAGACTTGAAGCAGAACAGCAAGAGAGACTCAGACTTGCAGAAGAAGCTAGGCTCAAAGAGCTACCAAAGCTAGTGGCACTTGAGAACCAGATACAGGCTGAGAGAATCTCAAACCTTCAAAAACTTTCTGCCACTACCGAGGATGTATATCAAAAGCAGTTTTTAGATGCGCAGATTGTATCGCAACAAATACTACAAGTGGAGCTTGCTACAAACGCGCAAAGGGCTGAGGCGCAGAGGCTTTTCAATGCTGGCGTCATTACTTCACAGCTTGATTTAACAAACATCCTTAAAGAGATCGCGCAAAGCCGAGCAGATCAGATTGCTACAATCGAGCAAGAAGCAGCAAAAAGACGAAAAGCAGAAGCCGAGGCTTTAGCTAGAGAGTTGGCAGCTCAAAATGCGTTTATTGCTAACAGCACAGCTCAGGCCATTTCAGCTACCATTGCAGCTTTAGCTCGTGCTTTTACTCAAGGTGGTAATGTCTTTAGGAACTTTGGTAAGGCGTTTTTAGGAATCATCGGAAACCTAGCCACTACCCTTGGACAGTTTGTCATCGGTGCAGCTATTGCATTTAGCGCATTAAAGAAGTCAATTGCGGGTGCTCCATTTCTTGCAATTGCTGCTGGATCGGCACTGATTGCACTGGGTGCAATTCTCACAGCTGCATCACAAGGCGACAGCGGGGGTGGAACGCAATCTGTTACGGCTTTAAGCGGTCCCGGCATTGGTGGCCCCGCTCTTGTGACTGACGACGTTTCCCCAGAAGTGCAGAACCTACGACCAAACGATGCGCAGACACAGATCACGGTTAACGTCGAGGGATCGATCCTTACCGACAACGACGAGCTTGGGCTGAGGATCGTGCAAGTGATCAACGACGCCTTTGATCGTCAGGGTCTGACCATTAGACAGGGGGCTGTAGTATGAAATTAAGCTGGGCGGCCTTCTTCTTCGGGACAACGGTCACAGATTCGAGCTTCGTCTTGGATCTTCAAAGCGGCGCAACAGTCTTCGCGGTTCGGGTGCCATACGGTTCGTGGGCTCCTAAGTCGTTCCGTGCAGTGCTAGAGGCCAACATACTTTCTCAAACGGGCCTAGCTTGCCTTGTAGACTTCAACTACACGACGAGAGCCTATCGCTTAACCTTCCCGTCTAGCGTGACCCTGCTAGGCGCTACGGGCGGCAACGCTTCGATATCAGTCCTTCCCGTGCTTGGGCTTCCATCAACAGACCAGACGGGAACAGTTTTTACGGGGTCGGGCGGTCAGTGTTCCGTGTTTTATCCAAACTTTCCTCTGACGGCCTTTACAGACAAGGTCAACACGCTAGAATTCTTTGGGCTAACAGCAAGCGAGACGGCTGGGCAGCTTAGGGAGGTCGTATCGTTTGGAGAGCGCCGCTTCTATCGCTACTCGATCCGGTATTTGACCGATACCTGTGGTGGGCTTTCGTCTTCCTATCTTCGCATGAACCCATCAGCACTAAGCCAAGCGCGTGCATACTTGCGGCAGGTCTTAAGCCTTCAGGGTATCGACTTCTTTACAGACGCGGATCTGATCGGGAACAACTACACGACGAGGCCGACAGACACCATCCAGAGGTCTTTGCAAAACAGCTCAAGCGACCAGATCGAGCTTGAAGAAATGACCGGCGATGGGCTGCAGGGCTTTTACCAGATTGCGGTTGATCGCTTCGATGTGTTTAATCTGACACCACTTAGCGACACGACACCTGCGGAGCTTGCTCGGTTGCTTCAGGAGATGGGTGACCTTATACTTCAGGAAGACGGCGGGGGTATTTTACTTTGAGTCTAGCACCTAACGATAGATTTACTCGTGAGGATCTAAACGCTGCTTTTGCGTCTCAGTCAGCCAACAACACTCTCGGCGGTGTATTGGCACTTGCTCATTCGAGCAGCGATACGGTCCCAGACGTACAGGGAGCAATCAACACGCTTTTAGAAACGGTCCCGGCCTTAAACTCGTTTTACGTTTCGTTTAAAAAGATCTCGGTAACGCTCAACAGCTCATCGGAAACGACTGACCTTCTAGGCGGTGTCATTCCTTATGCAGCATCAAGCGCATTAAATCAGGCCGGTGCGTTAGTGCTGCCGCCTTACAATCTTTGTTTCTTACGTAGGACCAATCTAGGTGGATGGCTATCAGACGCCTCTGGTCGCCGCGTAGTGGGCCGAATTGTAACGATGACCGGTGGCTATAGGCTGACGACATACGTTCGAGTGGGCGGCTCTGAAACGACGTACAGCGTAGGGTCTGCGGTGGTCTGTGATCTTTGGTACCCGGTGGTCTTCGCTGGAGCTGATCGCCCAAGCTATGATGATCTGTTTTCAGCTTGGGGAGATAACCCAGTTCAAGAGCTACCGGACGCGAGCACCTCACGCAGGGGTTTGATGTCAGCTGACTCCCAGTCATTCGCTGGAGCCAAGTCATTTACAAACGGGCTCACAGTAGCTCAGGGATTTAACGCTTCGGGATTTGAGCGCTCTACAATTACAGCTGCAACGCTCACGGGATCTTCTGCGCTTCTGACTCCTACGGGATCAGTGGTCGAGGTGTCGGGTGGTGTGACATCAATCGGCGGGATCTCGTCCAATGTTAGCGGAACGATCTTGACGGTGATCAACGCACAAAGCGGGTCGATTGTTTTTAATGCAGAAGATGCGGGACAAGCATCCTCGGACAGAATTGCTACTGCTGTGACCATTGCACAAAACGAGTCAGTTCAATTTATATACAGCGGGACAATATCTCGCTGGGTTAGGGTTGGTGTCTGATGATTACTCAACCACACAGAAAGGAAGGGTAACCATATCGCTACCTATGGATCAGGAATTAAGATTGCCGGAGACGTCAACGAAGTGTTGACTGGTAATAACAACGCCAACACAAGCATATCGTATACTCTTTCGCTTTATACAGTTCCTGCGGGTTCATATCTAGACTTAATGTGTTGGGGAATTGGCACAACCGTTACTGGTGGTGGATCTGGGACAACAAACCTAGTCCTTAGGATTCAATCGTCAGCTTCTACGGTTAACTTCTCATCTTCAAACACTGTTGGTGGTGCAAACGCATATTTACAGCTTTTAGACAGAATAATTGTTCCTGAAGGATCTACAATTCAAGCTGTGTATCAAAACGGACTAAACACAGTAAACGCATCGGCTTTTGTAACCGGGACACTGTTTTCTAACTAAGGGGGATCTATGGAAAAGCAAGGTATCAAGGAAACTACTGAAGTATTAACGGCGCTTCTCGATCTATCGGTTGAGCTTGCAAAGGTATTTAAGGACGGAGTGCAGGTTTATGATTCGGCTTCTGTTTTGGCTTTGTTCTCTAATCCTGTGGTGCAAGAGAAGATTAAGGCCGCTTATGAGGGCGTTGAAAAGGTGGACGATGAGCTGAAAGACTTAGACGCGATGGAAGTCCTAAGCCTTGTTCCAATGGCTACATTGAAAGTTTCAGAGCTAATCCAAGCGATTAAAAAATGATCTACTTGCGTGTGCTTTGGAACCTGCTCCTGATCTTGCCTGAGATGATGAGGGCAATTTCGGAGATTAGGAAGCAACTCCACGAGCGCGAGGTCCAAAAGAACTTAGAGGCTATTGAAAGGGCAAAGAATGCAAAGACTAAAGAGGAAGCTCAAAAAGCTCTTGATGATCTTGCCTCTGGCCTTAAGTAGCTGTGCAAGCTCTGAGGATCGCAGCGTAGTGTATTTTGAGGGTCCTATCTGCATGATCTTTGAAGGTGAGATCTTGTGCGATGGAGACAAGAAGCCTGTGTCTTTGCTTGAGCGCGATCGGTTCTTTTGCGTTTCACCTGCTGACTTCGGAAGGCTAAGCAGTGGGAGCCGTTAACCTAAGACAATCAGGACAGCTTCAGGCCTCGGAAAAGCACCCAAACGTGGTGCTTGAAATCGAGGGCTTGGATCAGATCCTATCGGTAACGGACGTGTACGAGATCCAGACTTGGGGATCGGGCGTGCCTGTTCTTGTAGGCTCACAGTTCGGGTCTAAGGTACTGCGCGGGAACGTGCGCAAGATCTTGGGACTTGATGGCACGACTCAAACGATCAGCCAGTCAGTAGAGCCAGACAAGGGAACGGGCCAGAGCACTACAAACATCACAGTTCGGATCGTGGACGTGCTCCAGTTTGCCACTCGCCTGATTAGCCCGTCGGTTGTTTTAAATGACATTCTATATCGAAAAGCCGTCTTCTATGTGGGTCTAGAGGAGCTTGTCTACCCACAGGATTATAACCGGGTGTTTTCTGGCGTGATCACTTCGATCAAGTCAACGCCTAGCTATATTGATCTGACGATCTCACACCCTGACGAGATCAAGCGGACTGAGATTTTTAAGAAGGCAGAAGCCAAGCTAACGGCTGCGGTCGATTACTTCTCTGGCGTCTTTGGATCTTTGACCCTTACCCAGCGCAGCGATTTTGTTGGAACGGTATCCTTCGAACTTCAAAATTCTGGTGGGTCCGGCGGATCCATTTCAGTCTCTGGCGGCGCTATCACGGTCACTGGCGTGGTCGGCACGACAACATGGGGCAGAGTCAAAGAGCTGATCGAGGGTAGCGTTGAGGCTTCTCAGCTAGTGTCGGTGGTGGCATCAGGTCCACGCGCAGACTCGGTGGTGGTCGTTCCATTGACGGTGCTTTCTAGTTCAAGCGAGATCGTCATGGATACGGTCGACGGCTTTCTGCTGCCTGTGTCTCCATTGTTTACTACATACGTGAAGATCGACGACGAGCTGATCAACTACACAGGGATCAACACGGTCGACAAAAAGCTGACGGGCATTACTCGCGCGCAGCTTAATTCGATTGGGAAGACCCACAAGGTGGGGCAAGACGTTTCGAGCTTCTATGTGCTGGGCGATTCGACGAGCGCCTCAAACGCCATTGAGCTGATGAAGTATATACTTCTAAGCGGTGGCCCTGAGTGGTACGCCGAAGACGTTTCAGTATCTGATATCGTTAGCCTTCCAACTGGGTTGTCTGGTCCGAACGCTCTTTTCTTTCGTAGCCAATATCTGAGGGACTCGCTAGGCGTATCAGCAGGCGACACAATCGAGCTATCTGATTGCATCAACGCAGGCAACGACGTGACGGCTTTAGTGCAGCAGGTGTTCGAGTACGACAACGGGACGTTTATCCAAGTCGATGACTCGGTGTCTTTGGTTGCAGAGACGGCAAGCACGGGGAAGGCTCGGCTTAAATCGGGCTACAACATTCTACCAGACGGCGCAGGTGTTGTGCCTTCACAGATCGACGTCCCACAGCTTGAGTTAATCCAGTCGCGTTTCTCGTCCGGCATTGCTGAGTATACGGTCTACCTAAAAGACACCGTCAAAGTTAAAGAGTTTCTGGAGAAAGAGATTCTCTTTCCTTCGGGACTTTATTCCGTAGCACGGAAGGGTCGCATTTCTATCCAGTACACAGCTCCAGCGATCTTTGACGGCAACACGGCGCCCCTCGATAGGGACTCTGTAGTCAATCCACAAAACACGGTGATCGAGCGCGGAACGGGTAAATTCTTCTACAATTCTGTGGTCTACAAGTACGACGAAGATTCAATCACAGACCGCTTCCTGCGCGGGACGGTCTCTGTATCTGGTGAGTCGATCGCTCGAATCCCGGCACCAACCAAGGCCATCAACATCTTTGCTCGAGGCCTCAGGGACTCAGAAGAAACGACGGCGCTGATTGATAGAAACACCTTTAGGCTTCTATCCCGCTACAAGTACGGATCAGAAAGCCTAGACGTATCTGTAGCGTTTAGGGTTGGATCCAATCTTGAGATCGGCGACGCTGTACAGTTTGGAGATCTATCCTTCCCGCTACCTGATACTTCAACGGGTTTAAAGAAGTTTGCGCCTCGTACGTTTGAGATCGTTAACAAAGAGCTGAATTGGAGACGCGGCGAGGTTCGTCTACGCCTTGTTGATACTGCATTCCTCGGCCGTAGGCGCTTTGGGTTATTCTCGCCGAGCTCGAGATGCGACACGGGATCTACTACCTCGCGGCTAGTGCTTCGCCAGTTTTACAATCCAGATCCGACTCGTAAAGAGGTGCTCAAGTGGGCGTCTTACCTTGGCCGTCAGATCAGAGTAAGATCGACCAGCAAGTTTACAACCAGCACAAACGAGATCGTGACCATTGTTGGATTCGATGCGATCAACGACGGGTCGCTCTTTGTGGCTCCAGTGCTTACTTTTGTTCCAACAGCTGATTCGATCATTGAGATCCCGCCATACTCGGGGGCAGGCGTTACCGAGGCTCTCGTAGCAGGTTACAAGTCGCGCTATGTGTATTGGACGCCGCAGGCTGTGCTCGTATCTCAGGTCTCGACCACGGTGTTAGACGTGGGAGCTGACTCTGCGCTATTCTTTCCGGGATGCATTGTACGGGTACACTCAGAAGACTTTACAAGGGACAGCGGACAGCAGGGCGTGATCGTTCAAAGCATTGCAGGCTCTCAGATCACTTTGCGGGATCCAGTGCCTGCAGGCTTTTTAGCTAACGACCTTTTAGATTTAATTGGGTTTGTCTCCGATGGCGGCGACCCTTACGCGTGGTTATAGGGAGATTTTATGGCAGACGTTGCACCAAGTAGGCAGAACATCGAAGTCGAAGAAGTAAGGGCAGAAGCTGCCGCATCAGAAGGCACGATGACGAAGATCGGCGGGGCGGTTAACTTCTGGAATACCTTTTTCACAGGTCCGCGGGTGCTTTGCGCAAACGGGCAATACGACAACGGCGTGGTGCCTGAGACTTTGGTAGACGGCTTCATTGCCTGCGAAAGCAAGTGCGAGATCTACGCGTTTGCGATCACGAACTTCGACGCTGGGATCTCGGGAACGACTGAGATCGATATCGTTTGTCACCCAGCAAACGGGGACCCTAGCTACTCGATATTCTCGACTAAGCCCTTGATTCCAAGCACGGCAAGCCATACGCCATTTGCTGCAATCGTGCAGACCTTCGCTCCAACGGTTGCTACCCTTCGAGCTTCCACAGGTACGACGGTTGCGGTTCTCGCTACTCCGAACGAGTTTCAGGCAGGCGATATCTTTACGCTGAGCTTTATCAACAAGCAGGCGCAGGGCAAGAATTGCAGCGTGCAGCTTTCTTTGAGACCATTGGAGTAGGTATGCAGCTCGACCAGATCAACATTCTATGGCCCATGATGGTAGCGGTTCTTGGATTCCTGTTTAAGGACATCTACCTAACGGTCCGGGGCGATAATAAAGAGCTAATCAATGCAGTGCAGACGCTGACCAACGAGATCACTAGGCTCAATGGCCATGTCGAGGGCTTGCAGCGCGAGGTAGACACCCTTGCAGGGCTTAGCACAGAGCTTGCACAAGCTTGGACAGCCATCCGGGTAATTGAGGCAAGGCTCAAGTGAGAGCCCCGATCTGGCTGCGCTTAGCGATGTCGGAGATGGGCCAAACAGAGATCCCGGGGCCTGACGCTAACGCCAGAATACTAACCTACCACTCTCACACGACGCTTAAGGCTGGAAGCGACGAGGTTCCATGGTGCTCTGCTTTTATGAACTTTATCATGGCTCAGTCTGACATACCCGGAACGGGATCAGCGGCTGCCATGTCATGGAAGGACTGGGGTAGGAGCTGGGAGCCACAAGACGGCCCTATAGGAGCAATCGCTGTCTTCTCTAGGCCTACACCTACCAATCCAAACGCGGGGCACGTAGGGCTAATCTGGTGGCACTTGGGAGGATCAATTCTCATCCTAGGCGGGAACCAATCCAACCAAGTCCGGATCTCAAACTACAGGCTCGAAGGCCTCGTCTCGGTCAGGTGGCCGAAGGTGTAGACGCGAGTATCTTACGGCTTTCTTCGCGGTTTAACCTGCTGTTTAGCGCACTTAGCTGGCCCGAATATTTATCTATTGCATCGGCAGCAAAAACCTCATGCCTGTAAAGAAAATGCTCAAGACGTTCCTTAAGGTATTGCTCTACCGTGGAGTCGGCCTCTGTCTTTGTAAAAAAGCGGTCATTGCTGACGATCTCCCGAGCAACGACGTTGCACAAAAACATATGGTAAGCCGCTTTTTCTATTCGCTCCAACGCCTGCTTTTGTAGGTGTGGTTTAACGCGTTTTAACTTAGCAATCTGACGAACAATATAAGTTTCTTGACGGGCAGAGGTGTGTCTAACATAAGTGAAAAGGTTTCCAAGCCGTCCGGCACTCTCCTCAATTTTTATATATTGTTTGTAGGTTAGAAGGCTAAAAGGCTCGTCTGTATACATATTCGTTTTCCTCGTTGTTTGTTACTTATGTACTACACTGGAGGACGCAACATTGCAACACTCCAGACAAAACCATACAGATTGCCCACTTCTTAGCTCATCGCGTAACGCTGATCTTTAAAGCTAGTTCGATGGTGAGCCTACTGGTTCAAAGCTCAAGCCCTTAAAATGCCGACGGCCCAGATGCGATCTTGCGAAAGCTTCTGAGCCGTGGATAAGATGAACTCGCTAAAGAAATCTTGGATCTAGGCTAAACGCCAAACACCCAAGAATCAACAGCATTAATTAGCGCCATATTAGTTGGCTAGAGCTGGCTTTTCGAAACGAGGTTTTCCAGCTTGAAACGGCACCAATGAACCTGAAGACGGCGTGCAGCTACCTAGGTATGCCAGCGGAGCGGTCTAGCCTTGATGATTGAATAGGGATTTGGTTCCCGAGGATCTAGAGGCATCGCGTTGAAGCTGGTCAAGGGGTTGGTGGCGAGGCTCAGGAGCTGAAGGAAAAGCTCAAGAGAACCCTTTGCGAGAGAGAAGACCTTTGCTTCTTTCTTATTGTCGAGGCGAGAGACTCAGCACGGTCCAAGCTTTGATGATTGAGCCTTAGCTGGTGGGTTGGGATTCCTTGATTAGAGGGAGTCTTAATCACCAGTTAAGGATTTCTATTATCTTCAGCTTAAGATCTAGCAGATCCATGCTCGATGATTTTTAGAGTGGTTTAGTAAAAAAAAAAGAACAAGAATATGTAGATGAACTTCAAGTGCGCCTACAAAGAGCTGGTATCGGTTAAAGATCTGCGTCCGCATCCAAAGAATACGAACAAGCACACAAAAGAGCAGATCGAACGCCTTGCAAAGCTGATCGAGTATCAAGGTCAAAGATCTTCGGTTGTGGTCTCTAAACGATCGGGCTTTCTCGTAAAGGGCCACGCAACGCTTCAAGCGATTAAAAAACTAAATTGGGCCAGTGCTGCGGTTGACTATCAAGATTTCGATTCTGACGATCAGGAGCTTGCGTACCTAACGAGCGACAACGCCATAGCAAGCTGGGCAAGCTTAGACAGGGGCATGATTAACGACCAGCTAAAAGACCTAGGCCCTGACTTTGACATTGAATGGCTGGGGCTTGATGGATTTAAAATGGATTTGGAAAATATTGATCTTCCAGAATTAGGGGACGGTAAAGATTCTATGATTATTACTCGTTCTTTCACGCTTACGACGGAGCAAAGCGATCACTTGGACGAGGCTTTAAAAAAAGCAGAATCATCAGAAGACTGCAAAGATGAGATAAACCAGAATAAAAACGGTAACATCTTGGCGGCAATGGCAAGGGCTTATTCACGTGAGCGCTAAAGATATTAGGATCTACCTAAGGCCTAAGAACGAAATAGATTCGATCATAAAAAAGCATCATTACAGCGGCAAGGTCTGCCAAGGGTCTCAGCTTAATTTTGGAGTGTATCTAGGGCCTATGCTGATAGGTGGCCTACAATTTGGTCCAAGCATAGACAAGCGAAGGACAGGCCCAACGATTGGATGCGGTATGAACGAGTATCTAGAGCTTAATCGCATGGCCATTGCAGACGTTGGAATTAAAAACATAGAAAGCCGCGCTATCTCTTATTGCCTCCGATTTATCAGAAAAAACTACCCATTTCTAAAAGCAATCTTGTCCTTTGCGGACGCCTGCCAGTGCGGAGACGGTACAATATACAGAGCCTCGGGGTTTAAACTGCTTCAAATTAACAAAAATAAAACGTTTTTTACCGACGGTAAATCCGTAGTCGCAGATAAGACGTTGAATGATAAAAAAACGTCTACTGGAAAAAGCTTACTAACGGAGTATAGAAAAGCAGGGTTTAAGCCATTGCTAGGATTTCAATTTAAGTACGTCTATTTTTTTGACCCAAAGCTTTCGGACAGATTTCCGGGCATTCCATTTGCGGATATACCCAAAGAGGCTAAAATGTATCTATCAGTGCGCGCAGGAAGCAGTGACGATGCTGCGTCTGGCTTCCAGTCAGAAGAAGGCGGTGCAATTCCGACCCCTGCGCTCCAAAATTCTACAGAATAATCACCAGCTCGCATATATCGAAGCTAGGGCATAAACTAAATGCGTTTTCTTGTTGCTGTATGTACTACGCGGTAGTACTATCTTCCTATGAGCAACACACAAAGCATCCACGCCGAAATCAAAGAAGCAAAGAGTAGACTTCGCAGCGCTAAGATCATGCAAAGCAAAGCAGCTCAGAAATATCTGAAAAAGATGATCACTCTCGAAGAGCACTTGGCCCTGGTAGATGAGTTGACAACAAAAGAAGCACAAGCCGAGAGCGACCTGACAAGAGCATTGGGCAAGCTGTACGAATAACAAACAACCAACAAGGAGCTAGACAATGGGAACACGATTTAAAGTAGATGAAACTCCGACGACATTCTGGATCAAGTCAGTAGGTGTGCAATACAAGTGGGGCCAAGGTCAGTGGACGGAATACTACAACGAGCATTTCTGCCGCGACTTTAAAACACTCAGAGATGCAGCGTGTGCTGGTGAGGGCGAGGCGTCTAAGATGTCCTCAGGCCATACAGCAGAAAAGGCTATAGCTGTGTTTGTAGTCGACGAGCTTGGGCTAGGCGGCGACATTGTGCGCTCTGTACCGATGCAGGTGGTGCTGTCATGACTCGCAAGCAAATGGCCAAAGCTATGATCGAATCTCTAAAGAACTCGGCGCTTGCAAAGAATAACGAGGATCTATTCTTAGAAGCCTGCGCGATGGAACGCCACGAGATCGCACGAAACTACCGCGACGAGTCTTACACAAGCAAAGAAGAGCGCGAGGCTTTGATGGTGTCCGACCCGCTGGCAGACGAGCGTCTAGAGCGCACCATCTGGGAAGCTCCAAAGAAAAGACAAGAGATCTAGAAAATAGTTTGCACAACCAAAATAAGTGTGTACGCTGTAGTACATAACAAACAACAAGGAGAGAAAAATGACTCAAGCAATTCAGGCAGTACAAAATAACGCAGTAAACTTTACGAACGAGCAGGTTGATTTGATTAAGCGCACGATCGCAATCGGCGCAACAAACGACGAGCTTGCTTTATACATCAACCAAGCAAAGCGCACGGGCCTCGATCCTTTTACTCGTCAGATCTATTTCATTAAAGGTAACGACGGCAAAGTACAGATCCAAACCTCGATTGACGGCTTCCGTTTAATCGCTGAGCGCTCTGGAATGTATGAAGGCCAGACCCAGCCTATGTGGTGCGGTAAAGATGGCGCATGGAAAGATGTGTGGCTTTCGAACAACCTACCAGCTGCGTGCAAAGTAGGCGTCTACAAGCGCGGGTTTAGAGAAGCCCTGTATGGCATCGCTCTTTTCGATGAATACGCCCAGCGCAAGAAAGACGGCAATCTAACCTACATGTGGGACAAGATGCCTGCGCTGATGCTCAGCAAAGTGGCTGAGAGTTTAGCGCTTAGAAAATCTTTTCCGAACGAGATGAGCGGGATCTATACCCAAGAGGAGATGGGACAAGCTGAGCAAGCCCCAATACCTCACCCAGTGGCCAAAAAGCCTGCGCCTGTAGTGATTGCACCAAAGCCCGTACAAGTTGCTCCAGTCATGCAAGAGATCCCGCCACATAACGATAGCGATGCGCCAGTGTTTGAAGCAGAGGACGATCTACCGATCCACACTACGAGCCAAGCAGTTAACCCGATGGCTCCACGCCGCCCAAACGCTGACTACATCATTCCAATTGGCCAGAAGCTAAAGGGTAAGCGATTAGACGAAGTACCAGAGCAAGAGCTTGCAAGCTACGTCGTATGGTTCCGCACTAAAGCAGAGCGAGAAGGAAAGGCTCTGACTGGACAAGCCCTCCAGCTTTGCGAAAAAGCAGAAGCATACCTAAACGCATAAACATTTCCTCACAACACCCCGAGCGGCAGCGGGTTTTCTGCCGCACACTTTATGAAACAAACAAAACTACAGATCAGAATGAACGCCGAAGAATTAGCCGAATGCTACGATTGGCTTAAAAACAATCCAGGAGCTAAGTGGAAGTACATTGTACTAGACGCGATAAGGAGTACGACTTTTTATGTCACCAGAGTGGATCATGTTAGCGGAGTCAATCAGACTATCGGAGCAACAAAAAGACGCAATCAAGCGGGAGCTGTCAGAGCTTCAAGAAATCACAAGCCGAGCAGCAAAAAGATCGGCGCAGTTAAAAGGAGCACAAAATGAAAACACTTATCATTTCAACGGCAATGATCGCTGGCTCACTCTTGGCGGTAGCGATCTTCAAGATCTTGGACGCAAAGAACGAGTCGCAGAAGCTATCGAGAGCGTGGCACCACAACCTAAAGATGATCAGCGCTGAAGGGTGGAAGCAATGAAGATCAAAACAGTCAGCCAGTTAAGGCTGCAAAAGAAAGCTCTCAAGGTTGCTCAGAAGTTAGTCTCTGATCACTTTGGGGAAGAGTACCCAGCAGTGATGCTAGACGATGAGAAGGACATGGTTTTTTGCGCACAGGAGGGATTTCTAGCAGCACACCGAGTCTTTCAAAAAGAACTTAAAGAGTACGAAGACAAAGCATACGAATTAGAGCAGCAGCTTAAACAAGAGAAAAAGAATTGGGAGGTCTGCCACAACAGGTGGATCAGAGCGCAGGAGGCTATCAAGGAGCTGACTCAAATGAAGGCAGAATCGGCAGGTGAAAAATGAGACACACCAGCATCGACGCATACAACGCCATACAAGCAAACGGCATCCTAACGGGCCTTAGATGGGAGGTTTATGACCTGCTCTATAAACACGGCCCATTGACTCAGGGAGAGGTAGCGCAAAGGTCTAGCCGAAATCATAACCCTCACTCCATATCGCCAAGATTCGCAGAGCTAGAGCGTGCTGGAGCTATCAGGGTAGTAGGGACTAGGCGCTGTGTAGTGACCTTTGTTCAGTGCCACGTCTGGGATGTGACCAGCGAGATCCCGGTAGTAGTAAAGAAGACATCGAAAAAGCTTAAGGACTGGGCAGCCAAGGAAGCGCTTGAGAAGATCGCATGCACGAGTAACGAGGTAGTGATCCGACGACTTGCCATGGAAGCTTTAGAAGTTTTGAGATGAAGGAAATCAGTTAGTTTAACAAACCAAAGGAGAAAGAAAGATGGAAAAGAAAGAGCGTAACTACGAAATAGGCAAGAAGTACAGGATGAGGAATGGGGAGGCGGCTGAGTTTGTTGGGTTAGATGCTGTAAAAGAGCCTTCATTTAAGCATCCTAGTGGATATACATTCTTTTACGAAAAAAATGGCCATTACTATGGTTCAATGGGTGAAAACGATTACGACATTATCTCCGACACCCCAGTTGAGGAACCCATCGAATATGTGCCCTACACGAAAGTGGGGTGTGTGATGAACTTCCAGATAGGCAAGAAGTACAGGATGAGGAACGGGGAGACTGCTGAGTTTGTTGGGGAAGACCAAAGCCACAGCTACGCCCTGAAGTTTTACTGTGACGACCTTGTAATGAGAACAAACTATTTTGGATTAACGTCTATAATGGGGCCAAGTAATTGCGACATCATCTCCGACACCCCAGTTGAGGAAGAAACACCCACACTAAATTGGGCTGGACAAACCGTGTATGACAGTACAGGGGCCGTTGTTTCTGGCCGCCGCCAGTTTGATGTAAGTAAGTTACCTACTCGAATACACCACGCCTCTATCTATGACGAGGGTAAGTTTGACGGAGAATACTTTTTAAAAGAAAAAGTCCTTGAAGCCTGGAACGCTGGAACGATTGAGGAGTTGCTGGAGGGGTGGACGAAATGAAACAGTTTGATAAAGCAATTGCAGTTCTTCGTGCGGCACAAATGCTTCTAGAAGTAAAGGCAGCAAAAGAGGAGAACGGCTTAGAGAAATTTTTTATCGTCTCTCAAGCCTCTGGATTAGACCTCGCGATTAAGTGCCTCGAAGAGGTGAACGAATGAAACCAAAAGTCGGAAAAAAATTTATAACCAGATCTGGCGGAGTGGCTTTTGTTTCAGCTAGGGACAAGCCGTTTAAATCTTATCATGGAATTATTGTCGGCGACTGCATTTCAACAGACTGGGACAACGACGGACTTTGCACAAACGGAAATCCAAATAACGACCTTGTCTCTCGCTATAAAGTAAAACGCCGAAGACCAAAGGTCGGCGACATTGTAGACCACTGGGTGCTCGAAACAAAGACTAAGGCTTTCAACTGTCTGAATAAAGGTGCAACAGTTCTCGAGGTTTTTGAGGATAGGTGCAAAGTAAAACACTGGGAAGAATACTGGATTCTTAACTGCCAGATCGTGAAGTTTTTAAATAAGGAGAGTGGGAAATGATTTGCGCCATATGCGACAAAAAATTAATGGGCGGTTTTAAACAACCAGAAGGCACCTTTTTGTGTGCAAACTGTACGATTAGAAAAGTCGAAAAAATTACTGATGGGGTTGTGTTTCAAAGGATTTTAGAGTTGTGCGAAACATACATTGGGAAAGGAAAGCCAAGAGCAAATAAAACAGTGTTAAAACAAATTGCATCCGAGGCGAGAGCAGTTTTGAAAGTAAGGCAAATATGACCCCCAAATCACTGAAGCAAGCTAGAATTTCCGCTCAAGCAATTACAGAAGCAAAGGGCAAAACAGTTTGGAAAGAAGTATTAAAAACCTCTGGCATGGTTCAAGACGACTACATGCTTAACAACTGTGACCCTTCGTTTCAGCTCCAACTCCTCGACCACGTGGATGCGCTTGAAAAAATTGCCGAAGAATATAGAAACGCTATGCATATTTTAAGCGACTGGAAGATGCGTCAACTCTGCATTTTGTTCTACGAGCTTGGAGATGAAGACAAAGCGTTAGTATTAGAAACGATTGAGTCATTAGCAAAGCGAGCAAGAGCTAAAGCATTAAAGGAGCTAGAATCATGAATATAGCAATAAGCGACGACGGCAAGGGCAAATGCATGTCGTTTGAAGCGAAAATACATTTGAACTCTTTATACGGTTTTGGAGCCAATAAGGAAGAAGCGTTGCTAGAACTAAAGACAAAGATAGAGGCCCTAATTGCAGAGCTAACTGAAAAACTAGAGGTTGTTGAATTATGAAAACCCTAGAGCAATACATTGCGGAGCGGAGAAGGATTTTAGAGCCAGATGGATCGCAAGAATGGATTAGTGCTTTTTTTAAAGACTCTGAAAAACATATGCCCCGAGTCTTGGATATGCTGGAGAAGGCGATTAAGACTTTGGCCGTTTACTCAAGAGATACGTTTGATCCTTCAAGAGCAATAGGCGCAGGCGTTGCTTTAAAAGACCTAGAAAAAATGGTGAACGAATGAAATACCGCAAAAAACCCGTTGTTGTGGAGGCATTTAGGGTCGGCCATCAAGAACCCCCAGATTGGTACGTCAATTCCGATGCTTATGCGACTTGGGACATTGACCAACAGCCGCACGAGTTTATACCTACGCTTGAGGGGGACATGGAGGTAAAGGTCGGAGATTGGGTTATCAAAGGCGTTAAAGGCGAGCTATATCCATGCAAACACGACATCTTTGAAATGACATACGAGGCGGTGAACGAATGAAAACACACTGGATTAAAGAACTAAAATCAGATTCAGCGTCTCTTTATAACTATGTGGCCGCAAGGGGATTGGCTGATTACATAATTGCTACTATGAGCGTTGAGGAACAAACGCAGCTTGCTGAATATCTAGTAGATGCTACCAAAGAAACAAGAGTCATTATTGAGGTTAGAGATAGGGTGAACGAATGACCAGACAAGAGGCTGAAAAACGGGCAGACAAAATAGCAGATAAATATGCGGACAATATAATGAGCCGCAGAGCTATCCGATTTGGGTACTTAAAAGCCTACGACGATTTGAAAGAAAAATACGAAACGACCATATCCAAGATTCTTTGCGCTGCAACCTTTGGCAAATGGTCAAAGCCATCCGACGATGATTCTATGGTCGCAGTCATTACGGATGAGATTGATGAAAAGATTGAGGAGTTAGAAAATAAAGCCAGAGAGGTGCCTTGGACTAACGATGAGGCAGTTAAATACATCGACGACTACGAGGATCACATGGAAGCTAAAGGAGTGTCGTTTGATACTTTACATAGGTGCTATCTAGCCGATCTTTTTGACTGGGCCGAGAAACGCATTAAGGAGCGGGGATGATTCCACTATTTCACGATCTGCTACACGACAAGGAAACCTTTGTTATTTTTATAATTTTTTCAATAGGAATGGGCATACCAATTTTTGGAATTTGGAAAGCAAATAGCGAATGAATACAATCAAAATGCCGACACCAAGTTACAGGCTACACATAGCTGATGGCCTAGCTTATGTGATTGACGACACACAAAAGCCGCCAAACTGGTTTCATCGACTTATGGTACGTCTATGGCTTGGGTGGAGATGGGAAAAGATATGAGCGAAGAACAATACGCAAAGTTTATGGAATACCTTAACAATAGGTATAACTTCCAGTTTGTAGAATCACGGTTTCCAGACGCTTGTGATCACGTCAGGTTCCTGCAATTCTGCAAAGACTTGTATAACCACGCTAACTTAGGAGGCAAGGTTGGGTATCACGTTTATAAAGATAATTACGAGAAGCAGGGATGACCAGCTTTAAGAATAACCCCGATCTAGTGCGTGCTGTACTGGACGAGATAAAGGTGATGATACTTGAAGAGTTTAAAAAGGCGATTGAAGATCATAAACATGGCGACGTGGCTCTATTGCTAAAGCAGATAGAACAAGACAGACTTGAACTACAAACCAAGGAGAGCAAAGAATGAACTTGGCCGTAATAGAGCTTACACAAGAGCAAAGAGACATCATTCAAAAGATTAATAAAGCCGAGGCTATTTACATTGTAAACACAGGACGAGAAGTTATTGACGCGGTTTACATTCCATCTGAGATGTATGTAAAACTTTTAGGTAAGTACAGGGACAACGGAGATTTAATGGTTTTGGGTATGCGTGCTTACCCAGTAACAGGCGACAATATATTTTTTTCTGGTGACCATAAGGTCATCGGAAATGATGATCAAATCAAACTACAAACCAAGGAGAGCAAATAATGGGATTTTTAACAAAGTTTATCGGTGGGACGGTTCGAGCTACCGTTGGAACCGCTGTAAATGTTGTGGCTGACGCTACTACCATGTTTGGTGTTTTGACAGACAAGGAAGAGCCATACAGCGTAACAAACGCTAAAAAGGTTTTTGAAGACGTAGAAGAATCAATAGAAGACCTAACAAACGGAGATATTGTATGAACTGGATACTAATCGGATTACTAGCCATAGGAACGGCGCAAGCGGGAGAGTTTGCCAAGCAAGTAAAAGACACCAAAGAAGAGAGCATATTCTGGACGCAGCGGAAGGCTCAAAAAAACATAGAAGGATCTGCTCTATCGGTGTCAGGGTCTGAGTTTGAGATCAAGCCAAAGGCGATTAAAAAGCTGATCAAGGCTAAGAAAGAGAACGTGGCTATTTCAGTTCTTCTATCTGGCAAGCGCACAAAGCTTTTACTTCTTAAACAAGACCCATTTGGTTATGCGACAGAAGGCGTACATTATGCGGGTATTGTAAAAGGTGATGACGAAAGCCTTGTGTCTTTGTCCATTTTTGACGGCAAGGTGACTGGCAGCATCTCAACTAATGGCAGAACGTACTCAGTAGATACCTCAGGCCCAGTAGTTTTTGTGCAGGATCTGGAGGGACAACACAACCCGATCCCAGACGCAGAAGAAGCGCCAATACCGTTTGAGCACTTAAAGGAAGAGGTAGCCAAGGCCGTAGCAGCCGAAGCAGTGCCAGGAATTAAAGAGATCAAGATTGCCTTCGAGATGGACTACAAGGGTTTTTTGGCCTTTGCTCAGAACACAGCCAACATTCAAACAGTGTTCCAATCCATCTTTGCTCAAGTAGCTGCGATCTATGCTAACACGGGCAAGGTGCAAGTGAGGGCAGCAAGCTTTAAAGTGTGGACGAGCCAAGACCCATACGACGCTACCGACATTGGTCGATTGCTTTATAACTTTGCGGATAAAAATTACCTTACAAAGCCTGCGGGTGTAGACGCCATGCACTTGCTGACTGTGAGAGGATGGGGCGGCATTGCATATGTAGATCAGTTATGCAAAACGTTACCGTTTGGAGTGTCCTCGATTTACGCAAGCTTTCCTGTAAGCCCCGTCTACTCGTGGCCGTCCTACGTTGTGGCTCATGAACTAGGTCACACCTTTGGGTCAAAGCATACCCATGCTTGCGCTTGGAACGGTAACAACACGGCAATTGACGGGTGCTATAACCCAGAGGGGACATGTACTCGGCCAGTGGTTCCGCAAGGATTCAAAGGTACAATCATGTCTTACTGTCATGTATCAAGTGCGGGGATTGACTTTGGTCGGGGCTTTGGACCGCAACCACTAGCCGCAATTGAAAAAGCCGTAAACGCCGCATCTTGTTTGGGCGGCGTACAGCCGCCCCCTCCCCCTCCTCCACCAGCAGTGTTTAACATTGCTTCGAGCGTAGTGGGACAAAACAAGACTGTAGCAGACACAACGAAACGTAACTGGATTGATCTAACTCTAACGGGTGTGGTCGGCAATCCGACATTCGCCGCAAAGCTAACGACTAACACTAGCTGGTCTGCTAAGACTACGCTTGCTTTAGGTAACAACGTGTTTAGGGTTTACGTGAACAGCGCTAATACAAACTACGATGCAAGCGCAACGTGTGGAGCGTGTAGCCCAGCAAGCACGAAGC